CACTTATGCGTAAATCTCCAGTATTCAAGTGGATTGTTACAGTTTGTTTAGCTAATCCTCTTGTTTACTATGGTAAGTGGTATTATGGTGAAAATACTTGGGGTTGGGTATTTAGTCCAATTAAAAGTTTTTGGATGCGTGTATTTGATACACTTGGCACAGACACAGAATTTATTCGCGAAACCGGCGAAATAGTCTAAGGAAAACTTATGGGTTCAGCTTACGTACCAAGTCAAACTGTTCAACAAATATATGTTGGAAATACCACAGTACCAAACCCCTATATTATGTTTACACTAAATGGAGTCGCATATCCTAATGGGTATCGTGTAGATTATGTTGGAGGATACCGTAATTTTTATGGCACTTTTGACCCAGCTACAGGAAACTGTTTTTTATCATGTCAAACTGTGGCTTATGGTGAAGATCTTCCTGCATTTACTTTATCAAACGTAGAGGTATTAGTAATTGAGTGAACGAATACGCATAACCCCCCAACAAATAATTACCCGCAATGCAAGCGGAAAAGTAACCTTTAATACTGATAATCTCTACCTAAAAACAGGCAGCGGTACTCTTTTTGCAGGCGGAAATACTCGGGCACCTGCAATTTATGGTCAAAACACTATAACAGATCACCCTGTGCTTGGCGGCTACGCCGCAGGATTATACAGCAGCAGTCAAGGCATAGGCAGTGTACAAAATAACAGTTCGCCTGGCTCATTAGTATACACAACACCAAAATGCAATTCTCTAATATTTTTCAATAGTCAAAATTGGGGTTTTGCAGGAACACAGTTTACCAGTCAAACTCTTCGTACAGTAAATGTTTACGATTGGGATACTGATCAAATGTATTCTGGCCCACAATTTAGGTGGAGCATAGGCCCGTTTAACAGAATAGATTCAGGAGTGTTTTACCCTGATTACGGTGGTGGAAGTACTGTTTACGGCGAAACCCGGGTAATGATTTACCCTGTATTTAGCAGCCCCTTGCCACCTGTATCCGTTGCTAACGGGGTTACGTATATTTTGAACTATACTTACTCAGAATTATACAATGCTTCAGCAGAAGTAACATTTGCGGACTATAACGGAAATCTTTATACTCAAACACAGTATATTACTCAATACTATAATTTAGGTGATGTTAGAATTAGACCTCACGGAGTGTTTATAATAAGAAATCCTGTGCAATTATCTTTGGCGGTAACACCATGACAGCATTAGTACAAGGCAATCTTATTAGCATACGTAATAGTTCTGGTGTATCTAAGTTTAATAGCAATGATAAACTTGTATATCAAAGGGCCTCACAAACAGGAACTGTTAGCTTAAATTCATCTGGTCCAAGTTTAAGTGTACCTTTTAGTACTTTAGGGCAAAACGATTTTTCTGTAATAACAATTAAGATTAATAGTTCAAGTGGACAAGCAAGCCTGGTTGCTGGAATATTAAATCAAGAAATTCCAGCAAATGGTGGGGTTGTAATTGACTTTTTTGGACGAAACGTAAACAATCAATCAGCCGTAGACAGTGAACTACTTGGAGTTGATTTAGTTGCTGGGTATATATTTTTCAGAACGTATAGGCTAACAAACACAGGCGATCTTATTCCTGGGCAAACAAGTATTAATTTACAATATACGGCAAGAATTTGGAGTTTTTTATAATGGATTTATCAAATAAAATAGTAACCGTTGCTTACATGAGCACTAACAGTATGCCAAGTGAAACAACAGTTAGAGTTAATATAACACAAGAAGTGGCTGAAGGTGTATTCAAGCAACTAGACACTTACGAGTTAAAGTTCGACACAATATACCAATCACCAAGTGATCCTCAAATGTTAGCCGCAGTAAACGAAAAACTTGCAGCTTTGCCATAAAAATTTTATACTTGAATATTTATAGCAATTCCGGTATAATATTAATATATCGCGGGGAGTCAGGGTAGAAGCAAGTCTCATAAGCTCCGCTTAGAAGGTTCGAGTCCTTCCCCCGCAACCAATTGCAGGCTTGTAAACAAATTAGTGCGTAAAGGCACTATCCTGCGTCCGCTGAAGCGAAAACAAGATGGGCTGCTCTCACGGGGTTTAGTAGTTTCCTGACACAAAAATAACTACTGTGGTTACTGTTTTACACGGCTACAGACTATGCCCCCTTGAGGAACTGAAACAGCGTCAATGTCTTCAGGCACAACGAAATGTGTCGCCGGAGAATGTAACCGGCACTAATAATTAAGCCAGAGTATTAAACACTCTGGCTTTTGGTTTTGTAGCACAGCGGTAGTGCGCGGTCTTCATACGGCCTAGGTCGTTGGTTCGATTCCAACCAAAACCACCAACATATGTCCCTGGTGTAATGGCAGCACCCTGGTCTCCAAAACCAGTAGTCAAGGTTCGAGTCCTTGGGGGCGTGCCAAAATTTAAATTTGCCGCAGATTGCTATTTGCGGTATAATTATTCTTTAAACGGAGATTCCGCCGCAATGGTGTGGCAGGGGACTGTAAATCCTCCAACTTAGGTTACGACAGGTTCGATCCCTGTAATCTCCACCAATTTTTGCAAACAGCTTTGACGCCTGGCGATAGCTGTTCAGGGGAAGTCTTAGTTGTTTGCATCTTATATGCGAGAGTGGTGGAACGGTATACACAGCAGACTTAAAATCTGCCGCCTGTAATGGGCTTACGGGTTCGAGTCCCGTCTCTCGTACCAAATTGGGTCTAAAGTGTTCATGGACGCACACGGCACTGTCACTGCCGAAGAGTGGGGATCGTTACCCCCTAGACCCGCCAAAACCTGCCTTAGGTCCGTTAGACGTAAACGGTTATGACAAGAGTTGTTCCTGTCGGGCGTCCGGATGAATAAGACTGTGCCCCGTTAGTGCACGCTGGAAAAAGTAACCAGCATATTTAATTCTAGTGAAAATGCGCTATAGTGTGTAAGTGGTATCCTTCTCTGCCACTGAAGCTCACTCGGGGATGGCGCACCGGGCACTAGTATTAAGTATTCCACAGTAGCACAGCGGTAGTGCAGTTGGCTGTTAACCAATTGGTCGTAGGTTCGATCCCTGCCTGTGGAGCCAGTTTTGTTGGGGATTAGTTAAATGGTATAACCACGGATTTTGATTCCGTTGTCAGAAGTTCGATTCTTCTATCCTCTGCCACACGGGTCTGTAGCTCAATGGATGAGAGCACTTGGCTACGAACCAAGAGGTTGGGGATTCGACTTCCTCCAGACCCACCACACAACAACCACTATGCACGAATTCAACTTACAAGAAGTCCGAGACTTTATTGCAGCACAATCACCAGAAACCAAGATTTATCTTGGTGCAGACAGTGAACGTGTTAAAGTTGCAGGTGTATGGCACGCAGACTATACACTAGCAGTGGTAGTACACATTGACGGCAATCACGGTTGCAAGATTTTTGGAACCATTACACGAGAGCGTGATTGGGACCAAAAAGCTGATAAGCCTAGTTTGCGACTAATGAATGAGGTTTACAAAGTCTCAGACCTATTCCACGAATTGTCGGATGTGCTACAAGATCGGCACGTTGAAGTGCACCTAGATATTAATCCCAGCGAGCGATACAAGAGTTCTGCTGTTGTACAGCAAGCTGTTGGATATATAAAAGGCACTTGTAACATTGATGCTCAAGTTAAACCCAATGCTTTTGCAGCAAGCTATGCTGCTGACCGATTAAAATTTATATTGGCTAATTAAAATGACTGACCGCTTTGACTTAGAACAAAACATTATGCAGTGCTGGAATGTCTGTGACGACATTCAACTATACTTGGATATGCACGATAACATGGACGAAGATCAGCGACTAAACTACCTGATTGGACTCAAGCAAATGTATCAAATGAAGTTTGAGCGTTGCTGGAATAACTTTGAGCAGTGTGTTAGTACTCGTCAAATTTAATGTCGGTGTGTAGCTGAACGGCTAGGCCACGGATTGCAAATCCGTTTTATGCAGGTTCGAGTCCTGTCACCGACTCCACTTAATGCGCTCCAACCTCTGGTACATGCTAGTCGTGTATTACGTTTGAGCCTTCTCAAGTCAGTTCCTATGTGACTTTAAAAAAGGCCGCGAAAACGCCAACGGTTTAGCATAAGCTTACAGTTGGAAAGCCCTATTAGTATAATGGTATTACGCCTGTTTTGTAATCAGGTTACGGCAGTTCGATTCTGTCATGGGGCACCATATTTTAGCACTTTAGAAGCCCAACACCAGTGCACTGGTATACGAAGTGTGGTTACGACGCGTGTCCGTTAGAGTGCTAAAATATGGTCTAATAAAGGGGCAAAATGATATCAGTAACCGCAAAGATTGGGGTACCTTTTAGCAAGGAGACTTCCACTGAAAAGAAGAATAGCAGAGCAGCACTACTTGCAGAGTACAAACAAGTGGGTAAAATAGTTGGAGACTTTATTCTTGTAGATGATAATACTATAGAAATACGGTTTACGGATGTACCAAGCGCAGAAAGTTTCACAGAAGATATACTCAACCTGTATGGTCAGTATTCAGACACAATTGAAATTCAGGAGGTAAAAATTGTTTAATCAAACTATACCGCCACCTACATTGAGCACTACGTCCCTATTACCACAGTATCCAGAAAACGTTGTTAGTAATAGTAGCCCTGAAGTAGCTATTGGGTGTGTTGCAAATATGTTTGTTCGGCAAATGTGCTTTAAACAAGCGGGCCATACAGAACAAGGACATACACATAGTTTTGACCATTTGACTTTATTAGCTACAGGTAGACTACTAGTAGAAGTACCCCAAGGTACTACTATATACAGTGCTCCTGCAATGATTTTTATTCACAAAGATGTTGCACATAAATTAACGGCTCTTGAACCCAATACGTTAGCT